GACCAGCGTTGAACTGGACACCAAAGAGCAGGGACGGTGCAGGGTAGAACCCTGGCCGTCCCAGCGTCTTGTGATCGACGCGGTTGCCAAGGGCATGAGCGAGGGCGTGCATGAGTTCGTCGTTCTCAAATGCCGTCAGGTCGCAATCACCACCGTCTGCAGCGTTGTTGAACTATTTTGGGCGTTGGCCAACCCCGGCGTACAGGGCGCAATTATTGCTGATCGAACCGATAACCTCGAACGCCTACGGCGCATTTTCGCGTCTCTGTTGGAGACGCTACCGCACGAATGGCGATCCCCCGAACACAAGCTGATCCAGAACAACCGCACCGGCATGGCCTTCGCCAACCGGAGCGTCATCGACCTGCTCGCCGCTGGCAGCAACCCGGACCTGGGCGCATCGCGCGCGCTCAATATGATGCACGCAACCGAATGCGCGCAGTGGAAATCGCTGGCTGGCGTCGAGAGCTTGAAGGCGAGCTTGGCGCGCGAGAACCCAACACGGCTGTACGTGTGGGAAAGCATCGCCAACGGCTTCAACTGGTACTACAACTTTTGCCAGCAAGCGAAAGAGGACCGCCACATGCGGTTCATCTTCGTCGGGTTCTGGGCCAATCCGACCTATTCCATCCGCAAGTCCGACCCCGACTACAAAATCTACTGGGATGGTCGCTTGAGCGACGACGAACTGGCGCGCGCGCGCTACGTCAAGCAGCACTACGGCGTCATCGTCAAACCGGAGCAGGTCGCATGGTGGAGACGGGAGAACGAGTACCGGGCCGAGGAGTACATGTTGAGGCATTACCCGTGGCACGAAAGGGAGTGCTTCATAGCCAGCGGCAGTGGCTTCTTTCCTGCACAACGGACATTGGAAATCTCCGAGCAACTGTCGCCTACCGGGCCGCTCTACAAGGGCTACAAGTATATCTTCGAAGAACAATTCATGGGCAGTCGGATCGAGCAAACGACTGACCGTGAAGAAGCGATGCTCAAGGTGTGGGAACCGCCGGAACCCGGCGGGGTGTATGTCATCGGGGTTGATCCATCAGGCGGTGGCGGGGGAGACAGCGACGACCATGGCATTGAGGTTCTTAGATGTTACGCCGACAAGATCGTCCAGGTGGCGGAATTTCGCACGAACAAGCCGCTCACGTATCAACTCGCCTGGGTACTGGCTCACCTTGCTGGCGCTTACCGCGACCATATCGCTAATCTTGAGGTGACCGGCGTTGGCGCGGCGGTGCTGCCGGAGGTGCGCAACCTGCGCCAACTCGCCGAACGCGGGATGATCGCCGGAGAACCCGGCAGCGAGAACATCCTCAATATGATCGGCGCGGTGCGCTGGTTCCTGTATAAGCGACCCGACACCATGGGCGGTGCAGGAAATGTCATCGCGTGGAAAGCCAACGCCGACAACAAGCATCAGGTTTACAGCGAGTTACGCGACAGCCTTATGCTGCGTCGCCTGGAAATCCGCTCGCCTGCGCTGATCGCGCAGATGCAGGCAATCGTTGAGGACGAGGGATGGATCGGGGCGGGACCGGATACCGGCGAGAACGACGACCTCGTTTCCGCGCTTGTGCTTGCGCATCATGCCTGGGTCGAATGGCGCAGACCGGGCCTCGTCGCGCGCAACATGACCTGGGACAGCGTGAAGGGGGAGCGCCCGCCCGCCAACCCGGCGACGATACTTTCGTTTGCGTTCAGCCAGCACATGGCGATGATTAACCGCAAGGCGAGGGAGCGGCGGGAGCGGTTCTGATGCCCCTGGTCAACTACCCGGTTACGAGCAGTGCTATCGCAAGTTTGGAGTGGGATGATTTGGATCACAGTCTTTTCGTCAGGTTCCACCGAGGCGGCGCAACCTACATCTTGCGCGGCGTTCCAGAGGAGGAGGTCGAGCGGTTTGCCAGTTCACCAAGCCCCGGCAGCTACTGGAACACAAACATGAAAGGGAAATACTGATGTACGATCCCCTGCTGTTCGACTACCTCAAGCCGACCGAAAGACAGATGGCGCAGATGGCGGCGCTAAGATCGGCGGCGCGCATGTACTTCATCGTGCTAGAGCGATCCTTGCCGGATGGCCCCGACAAGACCTACACGCTGCGCAAGCTGCGCGAGGTCGCGATGTGGGCCAATGTGGCGATTACCCGTCAAGCCGATGGAACGCCGCGTACAGACGATGACATCACATATCCTTCCGACCACCCCGCTCCCGGCGATCTTGGATCGGTGCCGCTGTGAAACGAGCGAAAAAGCGCAAGACGAGATCGCGTCCCAGGATTGGGACCACGGTAGAAAGCGCCCCGATCAAGAAGTACGAATACAACCACCTTGAAATCCAAATCGGGGTGACCGCCGAGGACGTGACCTCCCAACTCAACGCCCTTGGGCTTGAGGGATGGCTGGCCTACCACGCTTTCGAGTCGGGCGGGTTTTACCACTTTCTGTTCACACGAGAGGTGGTGTGATGCCCATCGTCCGCACCTACGGCTGCGAGCAGTGCAACCACATCATGGAGGTCGTGCTGACGCAGGAGCAGTGGGACGACCCACCGCCGGAATGCCCGGAGTGTGCGAAGCACCCCATGCGTCAGGAGTTCAAGCCTGTCGCCATTGGCGGCTCGAACATCGTGCGCGCCCGCGACATCGCCGAGGACATCGCCGCCAACGACTATCACGTCGCCGACATGCAGCGGGATAAGCACGCGCGAACTCCCACGGTTCGCTACAAGGATCAGGGCAGCGTCTTGCCCAGCAACTGGCAGGCTGCAAACCAGACCCTGGAAGCGGCCATTGCCCTTGGGCGAGAGACGAGACTGAAATACGGCAACGGCTTGGATGTGCTGCAGCACAATCTCAAGACCGGGGCCGAGCCGGACCTGATCGCAAACTCGAAAAAGCGAGCCATGAAGGTGTGGTGATGCCGATCATCGTGCGCAGCGTGCGGGGTCCGCGCCTTGTGCCGTTTCGGTACATCAGCAAAATGTCGATGGAAGAACTGATCGCCTACGAGGAGTTCCTGTGGAAATGCCACAGCAACCCGAAAGCCTCGCTCGCGATCACCGATCAACTCAACGCAATCTATCGAGAGGTTGAGTGGCGTGCTCAAGATACCGCGTTCCGATAGAGAAGGCACCCTCGAACAGTGGGTGAAGGAGGTCATTGACGAGTGCATGGCCTCGGTCGATGAGCGCGCAATGGTCTACACTCGCGCCGCCCAGTATTACTACATGGGCACCTACGACGAACGCGCCGCGATCTACAACAAGACCAAGCCCTTCATCGACAAATTGTCCGGCTTCCTGATGCAGCCGACCGACGTTCGCTTTCAGGTCGTGTTCGACACGGGCGAGGACGAGCATGTGCTGTCGCGCGCGCAGCTTGTGTCGGAGAAGCTATCCGCCGATTACCGCTCGACCGACAGTGATGTGGTGTTCTCCGAGGCGCTAACGTGGTCGATGGTCAACGGCTGTCAGCTACTCAAACACTTTCCACACGACGAAGGCTTCAAGCTCGCACCCGTTCATCCGCAGAATTTCGGTGTGCTGGGGGAGACGATCCTCGACCTCAACGAGCAAGAGGCGTTCTGCCACGTCACCTATCCCACGATGTCGCGCCTGCGCACGATACTGGAACAGCATCCGCGCAAGGATGAGATACTCAAGCGTGTCGAGGCTGGACGCCCGACGACCAAGGACGAGGAGCAGCCGAGTTATTTTCACCAGATGGTTGTCGGGGGGCTGAACCCACTGGGGGAACCCGGTGGTGCGCCCCGCTCCGAGGCCGCCGGTATCGTTAATGTATTCCCGGTGCCAACGCCATGGAAGCCCAATCGTCGCCTCACGCCGACCGTGAAATTCTGCGAGTTATGGATCAAGGACCGCGAGCGGGGTGGAGATTACACCACAATGCAGGTGGTCTACCCGGATGTCATCATCGAGGGCGACCTGACGCGGAGAAATCTGTCGAAGGTTCCTGGCCGCTCGTCGTTCATCAAAATTCAGCCGCAAATTACCCCAGGATATTTCTGGGGACGGTCGTACATTTCCGATGTGCAGATGCTGCAGGACGTGCTGAACAAGCGCCTGCGCGATCTCAAGGTGATGTGGGACCGAAACGTCAACGCGCCGCAGGTGTTCTCCGGCTTCACGTCCTTAACCGAGGAGCAATATCTCAAGATCATTTCGGAGGGCGGGTTCATCAACGACCCCAATCCGAATGCCAAGGCGAGCAAGCTCCTCGACCCGCCCCCTCCCGCGTACATGGAGGAATTGCAGTTCCTGTTGGGCCTGTTCGAGGAAGCGAGTGGGTTCTCCCCGATAATGAGCGGTCAGGGTGAACCAGGAGTGCGTGCTGGCGTTCACGCTCAGACGCTAGTCCGCACGTCATCCCCGCGCCTCATAGATCAAGCGGCGCGGGTTGAACGCCAGCTTGCCGAAAGCGGTTACCTGTCGCTGCGCATCATGCAGGCGATGGACCCGCGCATCTATCGCACCGACAAGGGCCAAGAGTTCATCCTCAAGGAGTTCCCCGACGATTTTCAGGTGCAGGTGGACAGCCACAGCGCCTCGCCCGCGTTCGCCGAGGACAATCGTCAGGTTGCCATCGCCCTGGCCCGTGCCGGTGCCATCGACAGCGAGGACCTGATCCACATGCTGCACCCGCCCGGTGCCGAACTGCTGCTTGCTCGCCTGCGTCAACGCCAGAAGGCACAGGCGCAAGCCGCACAGGCAGAAAAGACCGAGGAGATCGTGCGCGACGTGCTGCAGCTACCGGGAACGAGCAGAGGTGGACGTGCCGGTAGACGGCGGCAAAGATAGGGATTAGCTTGCGTGCCCCATGGCGGACGGTGTTGGCGAAAGCATCACTGAGGACCCGGCGGTTGGCGCTGGCTCTCCTGACGCGGCGGCAGCAGGAGGCGCAGCAGGCGCACCACCGACAGGAGGAGGGCCAGTTCTAGCAGCACTGTCACGTCGCCAGACTGGTCCACAGGTAAGCGCCCCCGGTCCAGGCGATCAGGCGTCGTCAATTACGATGGTGACTAACGCGCTTGCGCTGCTGCAGCAAGCCCTGCCGGGACTGATGCCGGGTAGCCCCGTTCACCGCGACGCCCTGCGCGCCCTCAACTCCTTGAGCAAGCACGTTGCGCAGGGTGGGACCACATCGGGCGTGCAGCAAACTCAGTTGCAGGACATGCTGCGCAACACCGTTCGCAACGCGCTGCTGCAAAAGATTATGGGCCAGCAGGCCAGTGCCCAACAGGGCGGTCAGCCTGCGGGTATGCCCGCCGGAGCCATGCCGCAAGCACCAATGCCCTCGACGCCGTTACCGGGAGCGTGATAATTGGTTAATCCGACCTACGTAGTTCCAACCCCCCTGTGGATGTGGGAGTACAGCTATGGCGCAGAACCGCAGTTACGATCCCCCGATCACGACACCGCCGGAGACACCCCCGCGCACGATCCTGCAGGTGGACACCCAGTCGGAGGTGAGCGAGTGGGGTGCGATCCCGAAAGTTGTCCCGAAACCGGAAGGTGGAGTGCCGCTGCAGCCCAGCATCATTGGTAAGACCAACAGCAACTGAGCGCAGACCATGATATTGAAATTCAACGACGGCGATTACCCGTTGATGGTAGCGGCTTGGACCATAGGAACGCCGCCGGGGAATAAGACCACCACAAACATCATTTATCAGTGGGGGTTACAGGGCACGGCATCTGGCTATCTGGTCGTCATCCAAAAGAGCATGGATGACGTTCTAGCGTACATTGATGACAACACGGTTAACGGGGTTTGCGATCTTACCCCCTTGCAGTGAGACTGCCATGGCCAAGCGCGAAATAGAGGATGAGGAATACAATTTCCTCAAGGGCAGACAGCAAGTCGCCGATTTTGTCGAAACAATCTACAACGACCCCGCGCTCTCGATGGAGGCCAAGCGCCTCATCAAGAAAAAATACCCGGACATGCAAATCCCCGATCTCGACATCGAGGACAAGTTCACCAAACGCCTGGACGACGACAAGAAAGAACGCGACGCAGCCGAAAAAGCACGCAAGGACGAGGAAAACGAGAAACGCTTTACTGATCTACGCGCCAAAACGAAACAAGAGTACGGCTTCACCGACGAGGGCATGGCCGACCTGGAAAAGTTCATGCTCGAACGCAACATCGGTGATTACGAGGTAGCGGCAAGCTACCGTGCCTCCAAAGAACCCAAGCAGAGTGAAGCAGACGCGGACGATGGCCGCGATCATTTCTGGAACCACTCACAACAGCAGGGCTTTGCCGAAATTTCCGCTGATCCCGAGAAGTGGGCGCGGAAAGAAATCCTCGCCGCCCTCCGCAAGGATGAAAAGGCGACGCGAGGCGGCAACTTCTAGGGCAGGAGGTCGAAATGCCAATATTGGGTTCGGGCATCATCCCGAGCGGTCCAATCGGGCTAGAACTGCAAGCGACCGTGCGCCGCGTGTTCGCGCAAATGGTGGTCGTTCTGCTGTACCGACAGAACCCGCTGCTGGCGCTACTGCTCAGAAATGCCATCCGCGCATCGGGCGGTGTCTCGCCCTACACCCAACCCGTGCAGACGGGACAGTACGTGGCGTCAAGCTGGATTGGCCCCGCAGGTCAGTTCAACTTGCCGACCGACGTGGCGGCGACGGTGAATGCCGAATTTAACATGTGCGCTTTGGCGACACCTGTGTCCTCACTCGGCCTTGAGCAACTTGTGACCCAAGATGCTATCGCCGTCGCATCCCGTCTGATGCTCAAACTCAACGACATCAAGAACTCCGCGCTCAACTCGCTCTCGACGGCCCTGTTCGGACCGCCTACCGCGAACGTGCTGCAGATGTTCAGCTTGAATGACGCCTACGGCGCGACCGGCGTGTACGGCGGTCTTGACCGCGCCACCTATCCGACCTGGGCGGGGCTTTCCATCGCAACTGCCGGTGCGATCCTTACGCGCGCTACGTTCATCCCGACCCTGCTCAAGGCGGTCAAGCACGCGGGCGGTGAGGCGCTAGATTTCGTGGTGATGTCGGTCGAGGATTGGACAACATTATTGACCGATTTTATGACAGTCGAACGCTACAACAACGACCCATCGAGCAGGTGGGGCAAGGACGATCCGGTGAACAGTGGCTTCCGTGGCCTCCTTCTCGGTGACACCCCGATCTTCTTTGACCTCAACTGCCCGGTGGGCACCGCTTTCGGGTTTAACTCCAAGTACATCACCCTAGTCATCCATGAGGACGCCAACTTCGCCTGGACTGGCTGGTACAGCACGATCCCGCAAGGCCAAATCGCATCAGTCGGCCTCTCGCTGACGGCGCTCAATCTGGTGTGCAGCAAGCCCTCGACGGGCGCGGTTATCACCGGCATCACTGGCGGTGCAGCAGGCTTCCCGGCCGCGCCACCTCCATGACCATGAGGTCGTCAGATGTTTTTGTCGCCGTGCGCTGCGCCGTTCTCGCGTCCAGCATCGGGCATGGTAGCGTTCCCGGCGCGGTGGCCGGTCTACGTCATCCCATGCTCGCATCTGCTCGATCCTCCATTCGCAAGGCAGCTTAATCCGAACTTCCCATTCCCCCGCCAACCGCGCGCGTTCGAGAGCGAGTCGCGCGCGCCGGGAACCGGGCTAATTTGGGGACCGCCATGCCCGTGCCCCGTGAGGTGGTAGAAACCCCAGAACCGTTAGCCTTGCTTCCGCCGGTAACCGGCGTAGTCGGGACGGGCGGGGCGAGCGGCACAAGCCTGCCGGTCACTGGCGTAGCGGGCAAAATCCAACTCGGCATGACCGTCACAGGGACCGGCATTCCGGCCGGAACCACGATCCTCGCACAGACGGCGGGCACCACCATCGGCGGGGCTGGCACCTATCGCACCAGTCAAGCTACAACAGCAGCCGCTGCAGCCGCGCTTACTTTCACAGCGGGTCCTTCACTTGCGTTCTTTCCCGCGTTCGCGCCTATCGTGCCACCGCCGCCGATTGGCGCGGACAAGGCAATCCCCAACTTTCCGCCGCCAACACCGCCGCCTATCGGCACCGTTCCCATCGGCGATCTTGTGGGGCCTGCTGTTGCAGCCGCTGCTGTTCCCCCATCGGTCGCCGGTATTCCTCTGATTAGGACCGTGAGCGCGTGGACCGCGAAATTTCCCGATTTTCTGACGACCTTCCCATCGCCGCCAATCGTGTTCACCAACACGATGATGATCGGGGCGACGAAGCCGCCGCAAACAACGACGAC